TCTTCCAATCAAAAAGAAGACATCAAAATAATATTACAGTTCTAATTAACTATGGCTCAGCAAACCAATCTTAACGTATCACCATATTTTGATGATTTCGATCCGAATGATAATTATCATAAGGTTCTTTTCAAGCCTGGGTTTCCTGTTCAAGCAAGAGAACTATCAGGTCTTCAATCTATATTACAGAATCAAATTGAAAAATTTGGTCAACATTTCTTTAAAGAGGGTGCGAAAGTAATACCAGGTAATACTGCATATTCTTCGGAATATTATGCTGTAGAATTAAATAATACTCATTTAGGAGTTCCAGTAGAGTTTTATATTGATCAATTAATTGATAGAAAAATAATAGGAGCAACCACTGGAGTAACAGCTATAGTTAAGCAAATAGTAAAAGCTGATAATTCTGAAAATGGTAATTTGACTCTTTATATTTCATATATGTCTTCTGGTGTGGAGGACAATAGCATAAAAGTTTTTGGTGATGGAGAATTATTAATATCAGATAGTGACATTCTTTCTGGCCCAGAAAATAACGCTTTTATACCTACTGGTGAATCATTTGCATCATGTATTGCAAACAATGCTACATCAACTGCAGCATCTTTTTCAATATCAAATGGTGTTTATTTCATAAGAGGTAATTTTGTTCAAATTCAAGATGAAACAATTATATTAGATCAATATACAAATACTCCTAGTGCTAGGGTTGGTTTAAGAGTAGAAGAGGATATAATTAATGCTGATGAAGATGAGACACTGGCAGATAACTCAAAAGGATTTAATAATTACGCAGCACCTGGTGCTGATCGTTTAAAAATAAGTGCTAGTTTATTCGCTAAACCATTAGATGATTTCAATGATTCTAATTTTATTGAACTAGCAACTATTGAAAATGGAATTTTAAGAGCTCAAGTTAAAAATACAAACTATAGTTTTATTAAAGATGAATTAGCACGTAGAACATTTGCTGAATCTGGCGATTATATGACTAGGAGTTTTAATGTAGGATTAAAAGACTCTTTGAATGATAATATACTTAATGGTGGAATATATGAGACAGGTCAATTTACACAGGGTGGAACTTTAGCATCAGATGATCTCGCAGTCTATCAAGTCTCACCAGGTAAAGCATTCATAAAAGGATATGAAGTTGAAACAATTAGTTCGACTTATATTGATTGCCCAAAACCAAGAACTTCAAAAACTTTAGAAAATCAAGGTGTTGCATATAAAACAGGAAATTCATTAAGACTTAATAATGTATCAGGTGTTCCAGAAATTGGAATTGGAAACACATATATTGTTAGTTTAAGAGATCAAAGAATTGGAGCAGCAACTACTTCTGTTGCTGGCACAGAAATAGGAGTTGCAAGAGTTTATGACTTTGCTTTAGAGTCTGGATCGTATAGAACAGGTGGTGCTGCTAATAATAAATTAAATGAATGGGATATTTCTCTATATGATATTCAATTTTACTCCCATTTAACTTTAAATGAACCTATTACAGTCAGCACACCAGCTCAAATAAAGGGAAAATATAGTGGTGCTACTGGGTTTATAGTTAATAGTGTTAGTAACAGCACATCTGTGGTTGTTTACGAAAAAACTGGAGAATTTTTAACACAAGAACCATTTACAATAAATGGTGTAGATAATGGTCGTGTTGCCACTGCTGTAACATCTTATGGAACACAGGATGTTAAATCAGTATATGGAGGCCCTGATTTAGGTGGTGTCGGATTCTTTAGACCATTTAACGGTGATGTCATACAGAGACCAATCCTTACTTTTGGAAGTGGATCAGTTACTCCTACAAATGGAAAAACAGGTTTTAGTACAATAACAAGTTCAAATGCACTATTTCCTAGTTCATTAAAAGTCGGTAATATATTAAAGTTTGGTTTAGTAGGAAATAATGATCCAACTTTTGCAAGGGTCACTGAAGTAGCAACAGATTCTGTTACTGTCACTGGTGTGACAACTATTTCTGGTATTGTTCAAGGATTACCTGCATCACCTGGTATTAATACTGATGTAAATCTTTCTGATTTAACATTAGTATCAAGCCCGTTAGAGAGATCTGTTGATAATAGATTGTATGCTTTAATGCCAAAAGCGTTTATTTCTGATGTTGATCTTGATAATTCTACACTTACAATTAGAAAGAAATTTGTAGTTAATACAGTTACAAATAATAACACTGGTTTTGGTCAATTAGCAACTCCTGTATCTGCGGGTCAAAATGAAACGTTTTTACCTTTTGATGAAGAGAGATATATACTTGTCAAACCTGAAGGTGATACTTTACCTTTAAGTAGTGAAATGTTCCAGTTTTCTGATGGTAATACAACACTACAGATAGTTGGTTTAGGAGTTGGTTTTGGAAATATGGCACTTAGTGGTTGCACCTTGATTGCATCTTTACAAAAATCAAAACCATCTGCAAAATTAAAAAAATTAAATCGAGTAAATTCTGTCATAGTAAATTATTCAAATAATTCAGCATCTGGTGTTGGTGCAACAACATTAAATGATGGATTAACAATTGGTAATTTTCCAATAGGAACTAGAGTTCAAGATGAAAGAATAGTATTAAATGAAGCAGATGTTATAGAAATTCATGGTATTTTTGAATCAATTGATACAAATGAGGCCTCTGCACCTAAAATGACATTAGCATCATTGAATGGCCCTACAGCAAAAACTTCAGATTTAGTTATAGGAGAAAAATTTAAAGGTCAAAATAGTGGTGCTCTAGCGGTTGTTGCCGAAGCTGTGTCAGATAATTTAATCACTTATATCACTAAAAATGAAACTGCTTTTGAAGAAGGTGAATCTATTGAATTTGAAGAATCCACAGTTCAAGGTATAGTTGTAACATTAGATAATCCTAGTAGAAATATATCCAGTAATTATACATTTAATACTGGACAAAAATCTAGTTTTTATGATTATGGATTTATCTCTAGATTATCAAATGCAAAACCACCTAAAAAACAATTAAAAATATATTTTAAAAATGGATTCTATGATTCAACTGATGATGGAGATATAACCACTAGAAATTCATATAATACATGGAATTACACTAATGAAATTCCTATGGTAAATGGAGAGTATGTAACAGACACTATCGACATAAGACCAAAAGTAGACACATATGCTGTTCTTGAAAATGCTAGATCACCATTAGAATTTTTTGGAAGAACATTTAGTTCAACAGGAAGCTCTGCTAAAAATATATTAGCATCAGATGAATCATTAAATGTTACTTTTTCCCATTTTGTTGGTAGAGTTGATAGAATTTTCTTAGATAAAACTGGAAGATTTCAAGTTAAATATGGAGATCCATCTGAAAGAAGAGAAAGACCTACTGGAGTAGATGACGCGATAGAAATAGCTACCGTAACACTGCCACCATTTTTACGTCAAACAAGACAAGCAAGTATTGATTTCTTAAAATACAAGAGATATAGGATGCAAGATATTAAAGATCTTGAAGATAGAATCAAGAATCTAGAATATTATACTTCTCTCTCCATGCTTGAAACGCAAACATCAAACTTGTTTGTTCCTGATGCTGATGGTTTAAATAAATTTAAATCTGGATTTTTTGTTGATAATTTTACTAGTCTTAAACCACAAGAAACAAGAGGATTTAAAGTTAAATGTAGTTTAGATCCTGCTCATAATGAAATGAGGCCTCAACATTATTGCACCTCTGTTGATTTAATGCCTGGCCCTGTTGAGAATGTTGATGCTGGAACTGATCTTGCCTTTTTAGAGGCAGAAGGAACTAATATAAAGAAACAAAGTGATGTTGTTACTTTAAATTATACTGAGGTTGAGTGGTTGAGTCAACAATTTGCAACTAGAACAGAAAGTGTTACACCTTTTCTAGTCAGTTTCTGGCATGGAACTATTAAATTAAATCCAAGTTCAGATACATGGACAGACACTGCTAGACTTGAAGCAAAGATAATTCAACAAGAAGGTAACTTTGCTGGTATCATGGCACAAGCAATGCAAGAATTTGGTGTTGACCCACAAACTGGAATGGCTCCAATACAATGGAATGCATGGGAAACTACATGGTCTGGAGAGCAATTTTCTGATCGTAGAGAGCAAAGAATAGAAACAAGCACAGTATCTGAAGAAGAAATTATTAAAGCAGGTTGGATTAATGGTGGTAATGGTGTTAACCATTCTGTGATGCACGATACTATCACAACAACTACCTTTGAAGATACGATTAGAGATACATTTCATGTAGATGAACAAGTTAGAAATGGAACAAGAAAAGTTGTTACAGAACAATTTGATAATGAATCTTTAGGAGATAAAGTTGTAAGTCGTGATGTTATTATGATCATGCGTTCTAGAAACATAGAATTTAGAATGACTAAGTGTAAACCACTTACACAACTATATGGTTTCTTTGATGGAATTAATATAACAAAATATTGCACTCCCAAACTGTTAGAAATTTCAATGACTTCAGGAACTTTCCAAGTTGGAGAAACTGTTGTTGGAACTATGCCAGGTTCTGGTCAACCAGCAGAAGGAACAAATGTTCCTGCAATTAGATTTAGAGTAGCACAAGCAAATCATAGGTCAGGCCCATATAACGCTCCTACAGAAGTATTTCTTAAAAACCCATATATCTCTCAAGTAGGTGCTACAGGTCTTGAAACTTTCTTAGGAACACCAGGTGTAGTGCAATTAGCATCTACAAATAGTGGTGCTACAGATATGCCATCAACATATTCTGCTACATCAACAATATTAAACGTTGATACTAAATCATTAGCAGATCAACCACAGGGAGATTATTACGGATATGTTAATCAAACGATGGAGTTGAGAGGTTCATCTAGTGGTGCTACAGCTGTTGTAACTGAAAGAAGATTAATTTCAGATCTTGGTGCTAATTTAATAGGTAGTTTTTATATTCCAAACCCAAATAGTGGTAATCATCCAAAATTTGAAACAGGAACAAAAACATTTACTCTTATTGATAACACAACTAATGATCAAGAAAATACAGATACGTATGGTGAAGACACTTATACTGCTTCAGGAACATTGGAGAGTGTTCAGGAAAGTATCATTTCTACTAGAAATGCTATAATTCAAACCAAACCAACAAAAGATGAAAGAAGTGTTAAACAATTAACAGGATCTACTGTGATGAAAACAGAAGCTATTAGCACAGCTGATACACAATCCAGTAGAAATGTTTGGTATGACCCATTAGCACAATCTTTCCAAGTTACTGAGGAGGGTGGTATCTTTATCACTAGTTGTAGTGTTTACTTCCAGACTAAGGATGATATGGATATACCAGTAACATTCCAAATCCGAACGATGGAGGGAGGGGTTCCGACGCAAAAGATATTGCCATTCTCGGAAATAGTATTATCCCCCGATCAAATTAACGTATCACAAAATGGAACCGTTCCGACTAAGTTCACTTTTGAAGCCCCCGTATATCTTGAAGGTGATGGTACGGAATATTCTATTGCTCTGGCATCATGGTCAACAAAATATAAAGTCTTTATATCAAGAATTGGAGAATCTGATTTATTAACGGATGAGTTTATATCGCAACAACCTTATTTGGGATCCTTGTTTAAATCACAAAATGCCTCGACATGGGAACCCAGTCAATGGGAAGATTTAAAATTTGTAATCAATAAAGCGGTATTTGAAAATGAAGGAACTATGGAAATTTATAATCCTATTTTATCCATAGGTAATCAACAAGTTGCACACTTGCGACCAAATTCAATTAATATAAACTCCAATAGGCTTAGAGTAGGTATCGGAACATCATTAACAGATACAGTTCTTACTTTAGGTAATACAATTAATCAATTAGCTGTAACGGATGGAACTACTACATTTGCTGAAGCATCAAATGCATCTGGTGATTTTGTAGGAACTGCTGGTATTGGAACAGGTAGCATGGGTGTTGCTAACGCTGGATTAGGATATACCCCTAGTTCTGGATCACAATTATATACAAATATTCCTCTTAATAATATAACTGGTAATGGTGATTTCATGAATGCAGATGTGTTAGTAACTAATGGTGGTATTTCATCGGCAAGAATTATATCCTCTGGTAGTGGTTTCCAACAAGGTGATGTTTTAGGTATAGGAACTATTACCTCATCTGATGGAACGGTTGTAACTGGTGTAAATGGAAGAGTGTCTGTTGTTTCAATTGGTAGAACTGACGAATTGATATTAGATAATGTTCAAGGTGAATTTGCTTTAAATGGATTATTAACATATACTCATCCTATCACTGGAGTTACAACAACATTAAATACAGAGAAGTTTTCGGGTCTTGCAAGTTGTCGAGCACAAAAACTTACAACTGTAAGTGATGGATTGCATTTTACTGTTGATCATAGAAATCATGGTATGCATCATGAAACTAATAGAGTAACATTATCAGGTGTTGAATCTGATGTTCTTCCAACAAAATTATCATTACCTTATAATTCAACATCTACCTCAACTATATCTGTAGTTAGCACTAGTGATTTTGGAACTTTTGAAAATGTCGCTGTTGCAGCAACTAACCCAGGCTTATTACAAATTGGAGAAGAGGTTATTAAATACACAGGTGCATCTGGTGGATCTATTACAGGAATTACTAGAGGTAACAATGCTAAATCTTATATTAAAGGAACTCCTGTTCGCAAATATGAATTAGGTGGTGTATCTTTAGCAAGAATTAATAGAACACACTTACTCAGTGAAATAACTGATAGGGATCCAAACCCAATTACATTTGACAGTTATACCATTAAAGTGAATAATGGTGCTTTAACTTCTGCAGAAACAGGATTACCTTTTACTGCGTTAGATCGAAATACAGCTGATAGTGAAAAGAGTAACCCTAAATTACGTTTAAACGCTACTAAATCTACTGGTGGATATCAAACATTTGCGACTCAAAACATTCCCTTCCAAATTATTTCACCTAACATTGGTCATGTAGCTGTTCCTGGCACTACTGTATCAGCAACAATGAAAACTATATCTGCATCTAGTCTTAATAACGGATTAGGTCAAGGAACAGATTTACCTTTCTTAGATAAGGGAACTGATAATTTAACTTTAAATAAATCAAATTATTTAAACTCTCCAAGAATGATAGCATCAAGGGTTAATGAAATTAACAATCCAGCAACTCAAGCTACTAATGGAGACAGATCATTTAATATGACATTAACATTAGAAACAGGTAATACAAACTTGTCACCTGTTGTAGATTTACAAAGGATGAGTGCTGTTCTTATTTCAAATAGAATAGACTCTCCAATTACAAATTATACAGAGGATTCTAGAGTTAATTCATTATTTGATGACCCAACAGCATGTCAATATGTTTCTAGAGAAAATACTTTATCAAATTCTGCATCATCAATTAAAATACTTCTTGATGCACATATAAATGAGTTTTCAGATATTAGAGCATATTACGCAATTAGCACTACTCCTAATTTTGATCCTATATTTGAACCATTCCCTGGCTTTGCAAACTTAAATGATTTAGGTCAGATTATTGATCCTGCTAAAAATGATGGTACACCTGACAGACGTATTCCAAAAGCAGATGCTAGTGCTGGATTTAAGAGTGGTGAATTGACTTATCGAGAGTATGAATTTAATATGGAGGATCTCCCACCTTTCAAATATTATAGAATCAAATTTACTTTAACAGGTACAAATCAAACCTATGTTCCTAGAGTATCTAATTTAAGGGTCATTACTTTAGCATAATGTCAAATTACATTCCAGTTGAGGGCAACACTGATTTAGTTAGAGATCCTAAAACTGATCAAATTATTAACACTAATACGAGTGAATATGAACAGTATATTGCTCGTCGTAAACAAAGAAAACTTGAAAAAGAAAAGTCTTCAAATATTGAGGAAGATCTTGCTAATCTAAAAAGTGAAATGAATGAAATAAAATCTTTACTAAGGGAGTTAGTAAATGGCAACTAAAAAAATTACCTTTGATCCAGAGGCTGGTGCTGCACATGCAGCAAATTTTACAATGCTTGGTGGTGCAAATTTTGAGGGTAACTTTGAAGTTGTAGGAACCTCTAATACTGCGTTTAATCTTGAGGGATATTCTGGTTCATCTCAAATGACAAAGAGTGTTTCTATAGGATCAACTGCTTTTCCTGCAGCAACTTTTGCTGTTGGTTTCACAAGTGCTGCTGATGGTAAAGTTCGTATATCTTTAGGTGGAACACAAACTAAAACATTAGAAGAGGGTCGATACGTATATGATGTGATTGTTAGTTCTGGCAATACTTTTTATAGGTTAGCTGATGGCAACATTCTCGTTCGACCTGGTATTTCGTCAATCTCCGCACTATAAATATGGATAGAGGTATAGTATAAATGGCCCAACCATCCACTAGATCAGAATTAATCACCTACGCTAAAAGGCAATTAGGTGCACCAGTATTAGAAATCAATGTTGCAGATGAGCAAATTGAAGATATATTGGATGATGCCATTCAATACTTTCAAGAACGTCATTTTGATGGTGTATATCCAACGTTTTTAAAATATGAAATTACTGAGGACGATATAAAAAGAGGAAGATCAAGAGGAGGCAATACAGATAATGTAGGTATTACTACACAAACAGCAACATCAACAATTGATGGCCAAACAGTTTCATTTACTTTTAATGAAACATCAAATTATTTACAAGTTCCACCAGATATTCTTGGTATTACAAAAGTATTTCATTTTGATGGATCTAATAGAATGGCAAGTGGTATGTTTAGTTTAAAATATCAGTTGTTTTTAAATGATGTGTATTTTTACGGATCAACTGAGTTGTTAACATATGCAATGACAAAAACATATCTTGAAGATATTAATTTTTTATTAACTACACAAAAGCAAATTAGATTCAATAAAAGACAAGATAGATTATATTTAGATATTGATTGGTCTAGTATTAATGAGGGTGAGTTTCTTGTAGTTGATTGTTATAGAACATTAGATCCTAATGATTATGCAAGAGTTTTTAATGACTCATTTTTAAAAAGATATTTTACCGCACATGTTAAGAGGCAGTGGGGTCAAAACTTAATGAAATTCCAAGGAGTTAAATTACCTGGTGGGGTAGAATTAAATGGTAGACAAATCTATGA